GGCTGGAAGGATAAATCGAAGCAATTGGCTAAAGAAGTTCCGTATGTTGGTAATACTAAATCATCATGAAGTCTATACACACTCAAATAAATCATACAGAATCCTTTTTCTTTTTCCCGATTGTATATTTGGAAACCAACTGCCACTCATTCTTCTCTTTGAATGGAAGAATCTTAATCTGGCTTAATGGAGCAACATTATCCTTTGTCTTATCTGCATTAACAAGTTTCACTAAACCCCACTCAGCCATCAGATTTGCAATCGTATTACGACGCTGAATGTCATTGTCTGACATATTGGATGGCTTACCGTCTAATTCAAAGAGTTCCTTGAAGTGGACGATGTAATACTTACCTTGTTTATGAAGGATATGGCAAGACTGGTAAAGAATGTTGTCGTTCTTTGCAGCGACACCGATGCGCGTTAGAGTTTCGCGGACCTTGAGGAAGTCGTCTTGCTTTTCTAATGTGACTTCTACTAATTTTTCGACCATGGTCAATCACCCTTATATAATTGTTTTTTCATAGCGGTGATTTGACTGGGAGACAGAATCTTTAATGCTTCTTCTGCTTTCGCATCAGAGTAGCCATAATATTCTTTTACGACATTCAAATCACTGCTTTGAGCCTTTTTGTGCCATTTACTGTATGGACGCTTTTGGGCTCTAACAATATTTATAAGAAAATCATATTTGAGTTTATTGTCCAGAGTCGAAAACTTATTCATCTCGTTCGCCCAGAGAACAGTATCTCTGTGATACGAGAGTGCTCGATTCACCATAAATGCAGAATATGACTTCTCGTCCTGCTCAGTCAGGAGAGCATATTCTTTCGTCTGTAGAATAGACGGGATAATCTCTTTGAATAGGTCAGCCACGTTTAAAGAACTCAACAACTGTTGTTCTATGCTTTTTTTCTTTTCGTTGTTTGGGTTTTCTGTCATCCCAACAAACAATGCACATCCATTCCATATCTTTAGCAGTTAACTCTTCTGCTGTTTTATTTTTTCGACTATTTTTTGCTTTAGCATAAAAATTACCAAGAGGCTGAATTGTTTGACAAACTGCACAGCCTTTGGTCAACACAACTTCTTTTAACCCATAAATGGTGTTTACTTCTTCAACAGAATTTAGAGGAATAATTCTAGACACTCTAGGAATATGCTTCTTTCTATAAAAAAGTTTATTCTTTTTCACTTTACTCATAATATAATTTCTCATTAATTAAATTTGCACTCAACCATCATTTCAGTTAGACATGCGGTGAGGTTCAGTTCCTGATCAGCGACAAACGCTGCCTGGTATTGATACTTGGCGAGAATCAAAACAGCATTCGGAATGGTGGACTTATCCATAATGTCATACAGACTATCATAGATCTTACGATAGATCTTTGCAGGGTCATCGCTACCAAAATCAGCAACCCACTTACGCATTGCGCTGAAGTTTTGATCTTTCAAAGAAGTGACCAATTCATTGATTGAAACATCAGCGATGCTGGTAAGAATGCCAGAATCAATCTTACCGCTGACAGAGTAACGCTGCAGTTCGTTTAGAACACGACGATAATCTGGGAAGTGCTTTTTGACAACTTCAGCCAGCACTGCTTTATCAAACGGAATCTTCTCACCAGTCAAAATCTCTGATGCGCGCTTCATGAAAGCCATAGCCATCTTCGGCTTATCTTCTTTGCGCAATTTAAATTCAATTACAGCACATCGACTATGCAACGGTTCAATGATTCGATTCTTGAAGTTACAAGTCATGATGAAAGTGCAGTTATGCGCAAACTCTTCCATCGCCGCACGCATGGCTGGCTGAACGCTATTTGGATTTAGACCATCAGCCTCATCAATAATGATGACTTTCTTGCCACCACTCAATGACATTGCAGAAGCATAATTTTTTATCTTCATTCTAAAAGTGTCAATGCCGTTCTCATCAGAACCATTGATCAACAAATAGTCGCATCCAATTTCTTCGCAAATTGCTCGAGCGACAGTAGTCTTACCTGTTCCTGCGCTTCCACAAAGCAATAAGTGGGGAACTTCCTTTCTATCGACATATGATTGAAAAGTCTTTTTCAATTCATCTGGTAAAATGCACTCCTCTACAGTTTTTGGTCTGTGTCGCTCTACCCAGAGAGATTCTTTCATAATATATTCTCCAATTTCTTTTTCACCATTCCTGGAATCCAACCGATCGGTTCTTCTCCAGGATAACAACAAACACATTCACTCAAATCAATATTTTTATACCATCGTTTACCAACCCTTGCTTTTGCAATATTTGCTTTCTTTTCTTCTGAACAAGGTCCAGTAAGTATACCTTTTTTTAGGCTTGACATCAACTGTTTTGTTTCATCAGAGTGTTTTCTACCATAAAAATTATTCTTATCACCATAACAATTTTGCTTTGCTGCTGATAGTTTTTTTCTGACTTCTTCATTCCATGGCTTATCTTTGTTCCAAGGAATTCGTCCCTTATTGACTTGATTGCCCCACATCTGACCCCATTTATTGTTAGTCAGATCTGCGCCTTCGTCGATAAGTTGATCGCTGATTGATGGGTTTTCTTGAAATTCTATTTCAAGAATTTCGCAAAATTTCTTTGCTGAATGGTAGGTATAAATAGACATGCTGGTGCTCCTTCATAGCATTAGAGCGGGTGGATATTGGCGTATCGTGACCCGCACTTCTATTTATATAAGATTGTTACTCTGTAACAATCCTACGCCATTTTCCGTTTGTCATCAAGTACATCTCGCCATCAGGACCGACGGTCACACTTGCGGTTACATGCTTTTGTGTTCCTGGAACAAATTTTGGACCACAACTGATAGTGCCGTTTGATGGTGCAAGTTTACCATACTCAGTGCCAATTATTAACTTGCCATTGTAACCAGCGGCTTGAATTTCTTCTATTACTTCACACTTCTCGGCGTCAGGAAGAACAGCAGCAGCCGCTACAACACCACCAGTGGCTACACCACCAGCAAGACCAAGATACTTGAAAAAATTACGCCTTGTTGCCATATTTGTGCTCCCAAATTGAATATGCAGCAAGACCCAGAACCAGAATAACTGGAGGTGCGCTATATGGTAGCCAATGCAAATACCATGCATTAGCCAGTGTAAAAACTATGAATAGTATACCACCAATTAAAAATTTTACATCATCTTTATGCATAATATAACTCCGAAGAGAAGATGGGGTGGAGGAGGTGAACCCTCACAGCGGCAGTCTGGCGGATTGTGCTGTCAACAAGAACAGTTGCACCCCAAGTTTTTATTTAGCCACATTCTCATAGATAGTCTGAAAGTCGCTCTGCTCAGCAACTTCTTCCTCATAGTTGCGCTTGTGGTAAACTTTCGCCAGTTTACGGCTCAACTTCTTGGGAATCTCGCATTCATCTTGCATCTTCTGAAGAATCTCTTTAATGAGATCGCGCTCTGCTTCAATGCGAGTCAGAGAGTTTGAGATTTCTTGAAGGCATCCCAGAACCTTTGCTTTATCAAGTGCCATGATTATTCTCCGAATGTCGAACTTGCGGCTTCGATTGCAATGTAGTAAGTGATATCAACGGTCTTATGCTTGAATCGAGCAAGACCTTTCTTAGCAATCGCAACATCATACGAACCATCAAGCAACTTGAAGTTTTCGACTTTCATTACAACCTTGAATTCCTTACCATTCTCGACTGTTCCAATCTCAACCTTGGACTGGTCAGCGGAATCATCCTTCACATCTGTAGCAATGAAGTGAATAGTAGAACCGTCGCTCTCAAATACGAAGTTTGGCGAACCAGAGATGCCAGCACTCTTGCGCATCCAGTCAAGATCTTCTTGCGAAAGACTGAATGAACAATCAGGCTCACCAAATGTGATTGGCTTTTCGGGTGGAGTTACAATAACCTTTGGCGAACAATACTTGATGTAATCCGACTTCTTGTTTGCGCTGATGTTAATCTTATCATCATCAAACGCCAAGTCAGCATCCTTATACAAGGAAACTTTTGCCAAGAGTTTGTTTAGATCATACAACGCAAACTCTTTCGGGAAGTCTTCACCAACGGTTGCTTCGACGAAAATTGTTTTGAGTGGGGAAATTGTCTTCAAAGTTTTGCCAGCCTTAAACTGGAGACTTTGATTGATGCCTGAGAAGTTCTTCAGGACTTGCACTGTATCTTCAGAAAGTTTCATAATTAACGACCTCATTTGCTTCAACACGATTATTATATAACGAATCAACCAACTTGTCAACCCTTACAGTCAACTCATCTAACGAACAATTATTATCCATCACAATATCATAATGTGAACCAACCCAAGCCCATTCTGAATAATGAACTTCTGGATATGCATTGCGCATTATTTCTTGTTTGTTATAGATATTGCACTCACGAGCAAGCGCAAACCATTCTGGATCTTCACCACGACGAACACGAACAACCTTACCACCAGACTTTACGATTGCATTGATCTCGTTTGGAAACCGAACATCAGCAATCACATAGTTATTGTAAGGAGCCTGTTCGCAGCGACGCAACACAGTATGAACCCAGAGGTCAGGGTGAAATACATCACGACCTGCCTCTGTGCCCATTAGCTGGAGTGCTAATCTTGGTGAGAACTCACGACCGAGTTTTTCTGACCACCATACATCTGGTTGTTCGCGCCATGCTCGGGATTCTAAAGTATCACCCTCAAGCATGGCACGATTCCAACCGAAGATCGAGGCACAGGCATCTTTGACGCTATTTGCAAAACT